TTACTTGCACCTCCTCAGTTCGGGATGAGCGTTCAGATATTTTTCAAAGCCAGCTTTAATAATCAGCTTTCTGCTACCGTAAAGAACGATAAAGCTGTGTTCTTTTTTCTCACTCAGCAGACTGTAAAACTTTCTTCTGCTCAGTCCGAAATATTCGATCGTTTCTGTCGGGTTTAAAATATCCTTGCTTTCTGGTGTTGTTCTCTTCATTGGAATTAACCTCACTTTCTGCCGTCCGGCGTAGTCTATATATCCCTCAAAAGGCAGAAAAAATCAACTACTTACGGCAAACAAAAGAAAACTATATCGTAGAAGTTTTGCAGATAAACTCCTCGAATTTTGTTCTTATTATGAGATATCGGTTTCCGCAGAATACGGAAAAACCGCCGAGATTATCCTCGGCAAGTCGACGCATTTTCTTTGTGCCGATGTTGAAATATGTTCCTGCTTCTTTGATGCTGAGAAGATATTTTTCGCTGATTGAAACATCCTTATCGTTTTTCTTGACCTCGTTCATAAATCATACCTCCGTTCAAAATATTCAGCAGACACCCACACGAAAAGATGAGTGTCTGCCTTATTCTTATTACTGATTTTTCATCAGTTCATTGACCCTTGCCTGCACCTTGCCGTAATCATATCCGGAAGAGATGAGTTTCTGCTTACGCTCGTCACCGTTGCCCCACTTACCCTGAATAACTTCCTTTGCAATCTCGTCCACGGATTTAAGAGTCTGATTTACCATAAGCTCGTTTACCCTTGCCTGAACTTTGCTGTAATCATAACCAGCAGCAATCAGCTTCTGTTTGCGTTCATCTCCGGCTGCCCACTTTCCGACAATGACCTCTTTGGCAAGCTCATCAACCGTTTTCTTTTTGACTGTGGTCGCCGTTGATGTGGTTTTCTTTTCAGTTGCAGTAGTTTTCTTTGCCGTAGTCTTTTTATACCCGTTAAATCCGCCATTCTTGACGATGTTCGGATAATCGGTATAACAGTAGTCCATATCCACATTTCCGCCGATGCCGTTGATTCTGCCTTCGGAAGAATACTGCCAGATACCGTATTTGTTCGCTGTGTATGTGCAGCGGTAGTTGTACTGTGCGACCCAGAGTGCATACTTTCCGGCTATAGCGTTTGAGATGTAATTGTTCAGGTAGTAAGTGGAGCAATACAGTCCGGCAAGGTAACCGTTCCTTTCAAGCTCTCCGCAGAAAGCCTTGATAACGCTGTCACAGAAGTTCCTGCCCTTTGCAAACTGGCTCTGCTCCTCAAGGTCGAAGTAGATGGGATACTCGAATTTCTTTCCCTTGATTACTTCCATGCAGGCTTTGGCTTCCTTGACGGCATCTTCAGCACTATCAGCGTAAGAATACCAATAAGCACCCACATCAAGCCCTGCGGCTTTTGCGTTCCTGTAATTCAGCTCAAAGCAGTTGTCATTCTGCCTTGTCTCCCTGCCATATCCGGCACGGATAATCACAAAGTCAATACCGCTTGCCTTGACCTTTGCAAAGTCGATATTGCCCTGCCATGATGATACATCAATTCCCTTGATCATTCTTATCGTCCTCCTCCTCAACTCTGTCATGCAGTTGCTCTAAGATTTCTTTCAGTTTCTTTGGAATAGGTAATCCCAGATGAGCTGCGTTTTCCAATAGTGATACACCTTCGTTTGAAAGATAGAAGAATATCACCGCCGTCCTGAGTACGCTGCCTGTGCCGATGACCTGCACATCGATGATGTTTGCTACACCAACAAGTGTGAAAATCAGCACCTTACGGCAGATACCCTTAAAACCGATCTTGCTGTTCAGTTTCTTTTCGCTCACGGCACACATTATGCCCGTGATATAGTCGATTGCGGCAAATGCTACGAGTGCAATCAAAAGCCCGTCACAGCCGCCGAGAAAATATCCAAGCCATCCGCCGAGTACAGTAAAAATAAACTGTATCGTGTACCAGAATTCCTTCATTAAGCATCACGCTCCTTCAAAAAAATGTATGAAAAAAGCGACAGATGACTGCCGCCTGATTCCGTAATTATTCTTCTTGTATTGTGTAAGTGATTTTCATAGTTTTATCAGCTGTTTTGATAACTGATGTTTCGAGATTATTTATCGTTGCAAGATATGGTGTCCACAGAAATAAGTTCTGCCTTGTAGAGTTTGCATAATATCCGCCAAAACTGAACAGATAAGGTCCGTACTGAAACAGTGGTGTGCTTGTATAAGTCCACGGCGCGCTGTTTGCTTTTCTGAAAACCTTGTCCTCTGTGTTTATGCGGAAGTCAGAACCTACTACCCAGTCACCTAAGTTTGCAAGCCACATAGAACCGCTGCGATAATAATCATCATTGCAGCTATACGCCGTTGCAGAACCGAGTGGAATTTCCTTTATATCTGCGGCATTTTCAATGTTTATCTTATAAACCTTTGTCTTATCGTAGGACACCATATACAGATAACCATTCTGCAAAACGCTCTGCACATTCCTCTGTGGATTATCGTTATAACCGCCGTGATAGCCTACAGCCTGACAAGTCACACCGTTCAGCGTCATACGCTCCTCGGTGAATGAAAAGTCAGATTTGTTGATTTTTATCTTTGTAAGGCTCGCATTTCCGCTTTTATTACCTCCGCCCCAGAAGCCGTACCAGTAGCCATCTTTACCGTCAAAGAAATCATAAGCACCTTCATTACTGCTCGGATTTGACATAACGAACATTGTCGGATTCAGCTTTATCTCAAACAGAACATCATAATTTGAGCCAAGCATAGTATCATTCAGACCTACAGCCGTAAAGCTCATTCTTATTTTCTGAATGATAAGCTCGTTACTGGTGTTGATGCCGATAGTCCAGAAATAGTTTTCTTCCGGATTTATCTCAACAGCATTTATATAAGCAGTTCTTGCCTGTCCGCTGCTCCCTGCACTGCGTGAGCGCATTACCCAGATACTGCCTGTGCCATTGTAACCATCTCCCATATATCCTACTCCAGCCCACTTATGCGTAAGAGCTACACAGGATATAGTACCGTTAGCCTGCGAGGTTGTGAAGTCCCACACGAATTTATATCCGTGTTCAAGCTGTTTCGTTTCCGTCAGGTTCATACTGCCACGCATTATATTTGTTGTAGCGTTGACATCATTTGACGCATACCCGACACACGGATTTGCAGAGGGTGCATAATATTTATTTGCATCTTCTTCAATGGTGTCGGAGAAAAGCAAAATGCCGCCGATTGCATTTTTACAAAGTGGGAGCATATTTCCGTTCAGGTCGTTTGTGTTGCCCTCAATGGTAAACAGCATACCATTGATATTGTGGCTGAAAAAATCCGCCATTACATTGGTGACAAGGTTAGTTTCCTTGTATTTTTCAACCTTACCTGTATGGACATCAGTCAATTCAATTTCAGTTATTCCTTTCAAGTGATCACCCCTTTAGTTCAGATAGTGTACTGTTATTCGATTCACAAAGCTGCCCTCACGCAAAGCAAACCTTATTTTGTACTGCCTGTCCGCAGCCGCTTCATTCCACGCATCCGTACCTACAGCTTTTATCGATTCCCGATTCATACCGCTTGTTTCCTCGGACAGCACAGCCCATCTGCCGTCAGTATATGCTTTCCATGTATTGCCGCCGTCAAAGGAAAAAGCAAAAAGCGTATTGTCATCGGAATCGATCTCTACACTCTCTATGCCTAAGATCGTGTTGTCATTCATCTCTGTATTTTTTGAATAAATAAGCTGCACGGGAGGTATTGCTTTCAGCTTCGCACTGATCGGCGGCAGGTCAATATCTGTATTCTGCCAATGATACAGAACAGGATTAGTGAGCTTTGAAAAGATAATATTTCTCGGAAAATCATCAAATCCATACTGCCGGAATGCAGCAGAATTAAGTTTTTTTACAGGTACTTCTTCAATATATGAAAATTTATCATATTCCAGATTTTCATCTTCAAATTCAAACTCATTGAATCCGCTATTCTGATAGGTGCTGTCTGTCAGAATATTATAAAAACAGGGCTTAACCTGTTCATCCACGCAAGGAACAAGGTGCAGACGCTGTTCTTCACCCTGCCACAGGTCGAGACTGTATACAGTTCCCATAAAGTATCGGCTGTCAAGCTGGTCTGCCGTATTCATCGTTCCTATTATCAGTTCGCATGATGAAGTAAACTCTGCATTATCAAATGTCATAATAGTGATACCATCACGCTTTAATCCGTCTTTTGACAACTCCAATGTAATCGAAATATCCTTGTAATCATCTACTTCCTCAGTAATATTCTGACCGCCATAAACACAGGTAATATGCTTGCTGTCAGTCAGGAACACACCAAACATATCTGTCTTTTCATCGGTTCTTGCTCCGAATATCGCAGTATTACCAAAGGTGGATGTTTTGAACGATACCGACAGCCGCATATCATTTCCGGGCAGAAGTCCCGTTCTGATACACTGCCCGCCTTTAAAAACAATTGAGTCAACAAATGCCTTGTTGTGCATCAGCCTGTAAAACCTGCCTGCTTTGTCAGCAAGTAGATATTTACTTTCAAAAGGCGGTGCGAAATCAATAACTGAATAGCTTATATCAAACTTCTTACCACTGCTGTCTTTATGGAAAAAAGAAATATACTGCTGCTGAGTAACTATAACGGCAAAATCCTGATTCATACTGCCGTTAATTCTGCTTGTACCAAGATATCCGGCAGCGTTGGGAGCCTTAATCAGATTCAGAAACATATCACCAGTTTCAAAGAAAAACCATTCATACACAAGCCTGACATCCTCAGTGGTATTATTATATTGTGCGTAGCCTTCCCAACGAAGTTTCAGAAATCGGATAGTTCCGAAAAGATTGCCTTCCTCACGATAAAAGTTATACAGTGACGCATCTCTCCGGCAAACAAGCAAATGCTCTGTTTTGTTTCCAAGCCCAATAAAGCTGTTATCACTGACATAAATATTTGATATAACCTTGCCGTTAAACTGAAACCAGTCCACACCCTGATATTGCAGAGTGATTCCGTCATATCGTGTATTTATAATCAGATGCTCCATGTTTTCAGTTGTATTCATAATTGAACGGACAGAATCATATATCACCACTGCGTTTCACCTCCAGACTGTCAATTCTCGCAAACTGCTCTGTATTTATTTCAATCCTGCTCATCCTGCCCTCGTCAATAATAACTTCGTAATTTGTAAAGGTATAGTCCGTCTGAAAGTCAAAGGTGGTTTCAGCCCTTACATAATCACGATTAAAGACCATTTCTGCACGGTCAGCAGGCTCTATCGTTTCAGTAACAACAACAGGATTCATCTGAGGCTGTGCGATAAAGTGTAGTGCTGTCAAGCGACCGAACCTTGCAGGAGTAAAGGTATCAACAAGTCCTATCGGTTCAGGGACTTCCGTATAAGGCTCAACAATATCAATAGCTTTACGGAAGGAAAGACTTCCGACATCAGCAACGGGTACAAACTTCTCCTCAAAGGAAAGACGGCCATCCCATACATTTCCGGCACTAAGTCCCTGACCGCTGATCGTACACAGAGCCTGCATGCGGTCAATAAAACCGGAACCGTTTGTTACAGATAAGCGAACCTTAAATGTGTTATATGCGTTTGCATCCAGCTTTGAGATCGGATAATAAAGATTGAGGATATGCTTACCGCTTTGCCAGGTTTCGATGGGATAGTAAGTATTGATGACATTGTCATTTATAACATAGGTCACTTTCAGCGTTGCCCTTCCATCCTCGTTCCACGATACGGAAATATCCTGATCGTTCAGTTTTCCGCTTGCTGTTTTTTGTACCTCGTCTGCTTTTATGTCAATAAGAATACTGCCGTGAAATTCCGCATCTGTATCGTCCTGAGAGGCAAATTCAAGACTGACTATCTCCGCATCATTTTCCCCGACAGTAAACGGAGAAGAATTCATATACGAATGAACCGTAATTTTTCCTACCTCTACGGAGTTTAGAAGTCCTGCGATATTCTTATCATTCTTGCTTTTCGCCTGTGATAATCGGGGATTTTTGCCGACACATTTCAGTGTTGTTTTTCCGTTTATCTTTACTGTCATTCCGGTAATAGCAGCTATCTGCGTATCGTCAGCGTGACCGCCGGAAAAGGAAATGACATCTCCGATATCAAGTGCCGGATTGCCGATCGTTTCCGAATCAAACGGCACATATCTGACTTTGGAAATGTCACTAAGGATGTTGCGTATTATTTTTTCTCTGGTATCTCTCAGTCCAAACTGTAACAAAGGATTAACACCAAGATTCATTGTCAGCCCGTCATCAGGAGTGAGGGAGTAATATTCCGCAGTAGTCGTTTTCTGATTGGTGGAGTTTACTGCCGTATATCGGGTAATAAAATCAGAAAAGCTGCTTGAAAACCGCTGCTTATCCGATACCTGCATAATAGGTACATTACCGTATTTTCGCAGTTCAAGCTGACCCTGACGGTTTATCTGACAGTAGCAGCCAAGAACCTGTGCTGTATAAAAAAGCAAATCACGCCAACTTTCAATATCGTTTTCACCGTAGATGCCGTAGATAAACTTTCCGTTGGGCATAGCTTCAATATCGGCTCTTGTGTGTGCAAAAGGCACTCTGCAATTCTCACAGGCAAGGGAGAATAAGTCAAAAGGAGTACCGGAGGAAAGAGTATTTTTGAAGCTCTTTTCAAAATTCAGCATACAGTCATACGCTTTTATTTCAAGCGTTTTTATGCTCCTGTTTGCTTCGCTTATCTCGAATATTCCCATAGGTATTTCTTCAAAATGACCGCCGACATCAAGGTGAAATGAAAGCGTGATTGTTCCATCCTCCAAGCTGTATCGGTCAATATCAGTGAAAAGGGATATACCCATCTCAGCGGCATAAACTGTACCAAGCTCTATCTCCGTATTGCCGCAGCATTGACGGGTAATGTATCCGCTGCCTTTAACGATATCCTTATTTTCAAATTGATACTTCTGTCCCTTTTTTGTGGCTATCTCTCCAGTCCAGAAATAACTGCGGCTGTTGCTTTGGATTGCTTTTATGAAGTTTTCTGATACAGGGTACATTGGTTTCCTCCTCTCTCGGGGTATAAAAAAAGAGCCGACATAAATCGACTCTGTAAGACTGTCTAATAGCTTTGTAGTACGCTTTTAATTTCATCCGTGGATAAGTTAAAATAATCGTATACATTATACCCACTCCACTGACTCCATTTGGCATCACCTGTTCCACAATGTTTTAAGCTCATATAAGCATTTGTTGGATGGATCAGTCCTTTTTCCACAAGAATTTTAAACTCATCATCAGTTATCCCAAACTTCATGCAAAAAGATTGCTTAGATACATTCACATACCTTGCTAATTCTCTGTAAGAGATTTTTTTCAGTAAAGCATCAAGCATATCCTGTTTCTTTGTATATGCTAATCCGCTTGTGTGGATTTGAAATTCAATATTATAAACACGAATTAGCCTATACATTTCTTTTTTATCTAATGAACTAAAGTTGCCTTTTGCAAGTATTTGTTGTCTGATAAACTCTTCTGGGTTGCTAAACCTATCCATATAATTTTCTTCAGCCATATTTGTTCCTCCTAAAACAAAAAATCCAGCAAACTTACTCAATCGAATTATACCATAAGAAAAACAAATACACCATACATAAAATCAAAACTCTTTCAGCGTGAAATCCACCGTCCACAATCCCTTATATGAAGTATCTTGTTCCAGCTTTGCTTTGAAACCGTCAATATACATTTCAGTTTCCTTAAGTGATAAGGTGTCCGTGTCAAAATACTGCACGGTCAACTTGTTTTGTTTTGACCAAAAAGTCATTTTTTTCAGCCACACAGCCGTTACCGTAAAAGAAACAGATATATCCACAACACCCTGCCGCACAACATCACGCTGTCTTGTTCCGGCTTCTGTTTCGCCGCCGGAATCAGATTCCACGGAGGAAAGCGTCAGGTCATAAAAATCGGGAAATGGTAAAAGCTCACCGTTGATTTTCAGATATTCTGTAAATGCCATACTACCTTCCTCCGCTTCTCAGATTTGCTCTTTGCTGAGCATTGACAATTATTTCATCAAGCATAGTGCCGCCGACATACACCGGAATAACGATATCACCGTTACCACCCATTGTGCCTCCTTTTGGAAAAGCCCCTTTTATCGCAGTTATCAGTTCAGTAAGATCGGTTTGAGATACACCACCACATGAAGCAGTAGCTGTGACTTCTGCGTGAGGACTTACGACCATATCAGCAGATACATTTTTCATTGCACTCTTTATCATCCCTCTACTGTTCTCGATACCTTTAGCAAGTCCCTTCATGAAGTCAGGCATCCAGCTCTCATAATCGGTAAGAGGTCCCTCATCCGGAACAGAGAAGTGAAGAAAAGAACGGATAGCATTGCCGACATTTGATGCAGCATCAGTTACCCAGCCGATACAGTTATTGATGCCGTTTACGATACCGGAAATCAAGTCCTTGCCCCAGTTAAACGCTTCTGATGCAAGGTTGCCCATAAAGTTTTTGACATTATCAAAGCCGCCTTTCACGGCATTATATACATTCGACATAGCGTTTTTTATGCCGGATAAAATATTGTTAAAAGTATTTGAAACAACATCCTTAATGCCGCCCACAACATTTGAAACTGTATTTTTTATATTGTTCCAGATGCTTGACACCGTACTGCTGATGCCGTTCATGATATTGGAAACCACTGTCTTTATCGTATTGAATACAGTGGAAATGACGTTCTGTATCGCATTAACAACAGTTGATACCGTGTTTTTTATCGTGTTCCACGCATTGGTGATAAAAGTCTGAATCGCCGTAATAATCGTTGTTATAACAGTTTTTATCGTATTCCACACGGTAGAAATGACCATATGGATAGCGTTCATCACGGTTGATATCACTGTTTGTATAGCATTCCAAGCCTTAGTCAGGAAGGTCTGTATTGCCGTAACGACTGTTGTAAATGTTGTTTTTATGGTATTCCATATGGTCGTAAAAAATGTTGATATAACAGTCCAGACTGTCTGTATGACCGTTTTTATTGTATTCCAGGCTGTGGTAAGGATAGTCTGAATCGCAGTTATCACCGTTGTAAAAATAGTTTTTATAATATTCCATACGGTAGTAAAATAGGCAGATATCAGATTCCAGATTGTTTCAATTACAGATTTTATCGTATTCCATGCAGTGGAAAGGATTGTCTGTATCACAGATACAATTGTTGTAAAAATCGTTTTTATTATATTCCAGACAGTGGTAAAATAAGCAGATATCAGATTCCAGATAGTTTCAATGACAGTTTTGATTGTATTCCATGCTGTGGAAAGAATGGTCTGTATCACAGTAATAACCGTTGTAAAGGTATTCTGTATAGCAGTCCAGATAGTCATAAAAACGGCGGCTATTGCATTCCAGACGCTTTCAGCAGTAGTTCTGATACCATTCATGATGTTGCTGAAAAATCCGCTTATTCCGTTCCATATATTATTGAAAAACTCGCTGACACCGTTCCAAAGATCATCCCAAGATATGTCGAACCAGCTAAGGAAGACTTCAAAAATCCCCTTAAACACATTCAGTATATTTTTGATATTGTTGACGAGGAAGTTCCACGCCGCCATAAAAATGCCTTTAACACCTTCCCATACCTGCTCCCAGTTTCCGGTAAAGATACCGATGAAGATATCAAGTATCGATGTTATCATATCAAGAGAATATGAAAGCATATTGCTTATGTATTGGAAAGCACCTTCCAGCACAGGTGCAAGGAATGAGCAGACTGTATCCCATACCGCCATAATAACTTCGCCGATGTCTTTGAAGTTAAAACCGAGGGCATTGAGCCTGTCAACAATACCCTGAAAGAATTCCTGGAATTTTCCGACAATGCCATTCCATATTTCAGTCATAGCGTTACGGAAATCCTCATTGGTATTCCACAGATAAATAAAAGCTGCGACAAGTGCAGCAATGGCAGCTATAACGAGTGTTATCGGATTTGTAAGGAGTCCGGCTAAATTCAGCCCTGAAAGAGCACCCTTAACGGCAGTTATCGCACCTGATATTTTCGGAACAAGCGTCATTATCGTTCCCACGGATGATATAACTTTTCCTATAACTATCAAAGCCGGACCTATCGCCGCCACAATTAAACCGATAGTAACGATCGTCTTTTTTGTACCCTCATCCATACCGTTCAGCTTATCCACAAGCCCCTGAATCCAGGAAACGATTTGTCTGATCGCAGGCATAAGGATGTCACCGAAGGAGATTGCTAATTCCTGTAACTGTGACTTTAAAATAGTTATCTGACCTTCAAGATTGTTCTGCATTGTTTCAGCCATATCTCCGGCTTTACCGTCACAGTTCGTAATGGCTGAATTCAGCTTTTCAATATCAGAGGGTGCAGCGTTCATCAGGGCAAGGAAACCGCTCATCGCATTTTTGCCGACAAGTGCCTGTGCGTTTGCAGCTTTTTCGGATTCAGACATTTGAGAAAATGCCTTCCGACATTCCTTCAAGATATCATTCAGTGACTTCATAGATCCATCCTGATTTGTAGTCTTGATAGTCATAGAACCGAAAGCATTACCTGTCAGTTTAACATCTTTTGACAAGTTATTCATGATAGAGCGAAGTGCTGTACCTGCCTGAGATGACTTGATACCTGCGTTGCCCATAAGACCGATTGCCTCGGCAGTATCTTCCGCCGAAAACCCTAACGCTCCTGCGATAGGCGCACAATATTTGAATGTTTCGCCCATCATAGAAACATTGGTGTTAGCGTTGGAACTTGCTGCCGCCAGAATATCAGCAAAATGTCCTGAATCATCGGCGGATAATCCGAAAGCTGTAAGTGCGTCTGTAACGATGTCGGATGTAGTTGCCAAGTCCTCACCGGATGCCGCCGCAAGGTTCATGATACCCTCGATGCCACTGAGCATATCACTTGTTTTCCAGCCGGCCATGCCCATATACGTCATCGCCTGTGCCGCTTCTGTAGCGGAAAATTTTGTTTTACTGCCCATCTCACGGGCTTTGGCACGAAGGTCATCGAAGTCTTTTCCGGTCGCTCCCGATATAGCCGCTACTTCGCTCATTGATGAATCAAAGTCCGCAGCGGTCTTGACAGCTACTGTTCCAAGCCCGGTAATTGCCACAGTCGTAGGCAAAAACTTCTGTCCGACATTGGAAATATTATCTCCCACGGTTTTGAGTTTTTCTCCTTTGGCAGCTATCTTCTGCACAGCCGTTGCGGACTGGTTTGCTGCTGTTTCAAGCTTTTTCAGATCTTGCTCGGTTTCTATGATCTCACGCTGCAATGCATCATACTGCTCTTTGGAAATATCTCCGGCAGCAAGGGCTTTATCAGCTTGCTCGGCGGCTGTTTTCAGCGTTTCAAGTCGTTGTTTGGTCTGACCTACTGCGTCACCGAGCAGCCTATGTTTCTGTGCCAAAAGCTCTGTGTTTCCAGGGTCGAGCTTGAGCAGCTTATTGACATCCCGAAGCTGTGTCTGAGTGCTTTTTATGGAGTTATCAACATTTTTCAGAGCTTTCGATAATTTAGTAGTATCACCGCCGATTTCGACTGTGATACCTTTTATTCTGTTAGCCATCGGGTGTCACTTCCTTTCATTCTGTATTAAAACGCATCATAATCCGCCTGCCCGGCTACCTCAGAATACCCGTTATAATCATCATTCCTGCTCTCGATAAACATATCGTTGACTAATCCAATCGTAAGCAGATCAAGATCACGAATAGATAAGCCAAGCTGTACGCATCGGAGCAGGAAAAGGGGTGTCGTCATTTCCCGGTCAGTAGCTCTAAGTTTTTTTTAGACTGTACTGTGGTCTGAACATTCAGTCCCCACAGCTCTATCAGCTTAGGCAGAACCTGATAAATAGAAAATGTATTGAAGTTATCAAGCCATTCCTCGGGAGTATCCGGGATAGATGAATCGGCGTGTTTAGCCATAATAAAAGCTATATTTTCAAACATCTCCAGAGAAAACAGATCAAGGTTACTGCTGCCTTCATCCTGATTGCCGAGGGATTTTTCCAGAGCAGAAAGGTCACGGTAAATATCTCTGTGAAAACGCATTCTGTATATTCTCGGAATGGCGGCGGATGCACGGAATTTAACCGGCTGTCCGTCTATTTCAATAGTCTGTGTCATGCTCATTCGTCACACCTCCTCAGTCCTGCATAGCAATAAACTCCGCTTCACCGCCGATAACGGCATTAGGCAGATACACCTCGCTGTACCAGTTGAGATATACTTCGTCATTGGTATCATCCCCGGTTTTCGCTTTAACAAGACCGTTGCCAAGTGGAGCAGCCTTTATTGTCAGCTTTTCAGTCTTTACCTCGATCTCATCCTCGTTGGTCTGGGATTCAATGGTAGGTCTGCTTGCAGAACAGTAATACATGACATGACGAATTTTTCGCACGTCGCCGTCAAATTCAAAGAGGAGTGCGAAGTTCTCCGTTTCAACATTTGAGTTTTCAATAAGCACTCCGTTGCTGTCGATTGTTTCCTTAAGAACATCTCTGCGGAAGCTCTCAGGGATAAGAGCCAATTCGATATCCCCATCATACCCCATATTATTACTTATAGTGTAATATAGTGATAGGTAAATCTTTGAAATAATCTCCGATTTTTCCCCCACTCCACACCGTGCAAGCGGCTTTCACCGCACACGGCGTTCCATCGTAAATGTACTTTCGTTAGATTAGTAAATCCTTCAAAAGTCGTATAAGTTACATTTTAGGAATTATTATATTGCTTCGTTACCAACCATTTTTCTTAGCTTATTTACTTTGCTGATTTGACGCTTGTCAAGTTTCAGGGCAGATAGATATTTGCTAATTGTTTTTTGCTTTGTAGCGTGTATTAGCCTATGTATATCTTGATGAACAATTATCAGGTTTTGATAATTGTCTTTTCCACCTAAACTTTTAGGTAGTTTATGATGACAGTGAATGTCCTCCATATCAAGAATAATACCAAGTACCGCACACTTACCGTATTGAGCAGCATACACGGATATTTTATTATCCGTAAATTCAATGCTTTCTGTACTTTGATAGTTATATTGCAGTTGCTCCATAACCCATAGCACATATTCATCAAATTGTAGATTTTTATGTATTTCCTGCCTGCCCTCCACAGTGTATTTACAAATACTTATCTTTTTATACATAGGTGGTTTTGTTTGGACATATCCGATGGGTACTAAGGGGTATCCGTCTATAAATCTGAGTTGTCGACTGACACCATACCTTTTTAGGATATGCTTGTTTTGCGTAATGCCCTTTTTCTTAACCCGATTTCTTAACCTGTTAGTGATTATTATGCTTACCAATCTGTTTATTTCGTCACAGTCAATATTGACATTTGTGGCATATTGGTAATAGTTTTGAATACCCTCGACCATTTGATTATATTTGCGTATTTCCATAATAGAAATATTTTTACCTTTTGGTCTTTGTATTCTTTTGATTTGTTTTATAAGCTGTTCTGTAACTTTTTGTTTTGCTTTATCTCTCATATGGGAACGGACAACATACTTCTTGCCCTTTCTGACTGCTTTGAGTTTAAAGCCTAAGTATTCAGAATACTGCTTTTTTAAGTTTATTACTTTGCTCTTTTCTTGGGATATTTGCAGTTTCAGTCGGTCTTGTAACCACTGCTTAACTGCTAAAAATACCTTGTTTGCATCGCTCCTTTTTCTACAAAATATTTTGAAGTCGTCTGCATATCTGACTATGTACATTTCCTTGAGTTGCGTACCCCTTAATAACTTGAATTTATTTCCTTTATCTATTGAACCACTCTTATGAATTCTTCCTCGGTAATTTCGTTTTGTAGGTATGTTTTCCCACTGCGAGGCAATCCACCAATCAAGTTCATTAAGTACGATATTGGATAGCAAGGGTGATAAAATCCCACCTTGAGGAGTACCTCGTTCAGGGTATTCTATCTTCCCATCAGGCAATATTATCGGGGCTTTTAACATAGCCTTTATTATACAAATCAACTTTTTGTCCCTGATACCCATAGCCCATATTTGTTTGATTAGCTTACTGTGATTGACATTATCAAAGAAACCTTTAATATCTATATCAACCACAAAATGCAAATTTTGCTGTTGTATCATTTTATAGCATTGTGCTATTGCATTTTCTGTTGACCTGTTCGGTCTGAAACCATTATTTCTTTCGTGGAATTTGGCTTCACAGATTGGCTCTAACACTTGCAGAATAGATTGCTGTACTAATCTGTCTATTATGGTAGGTATTCCCAAAGGACGCATTTTCCCGTTTGGTTTGGGAATTTCTATTCTTCTAACAGGTTTTGGTTGGTAAAATTTAAGTTTTCTTTGCACCATTTCTACATATTTATCCGTTGGTAAGGACTTTATATCCTCAATGGTGCTTCTATCTGTGCCACTGGTACTACTGCCTTTATTTCTTTTGATATTTCTGTATGCTAATTTTATGTTTTCAGGCTGTGCTATGAGTTCCATAAGGTTCTCAAATATTTTATCCTGCTTACTGTCAGCATACAATTTATCAAATAACTCCTGCATATTGTAATACTCATTGTGACGTAGCTTTGTAACTTTTGTCATAGGCAACATCTCCTTTCGGATTTGTTTTTCTTTGTCATACTCGTAAGCTATGAGTTGATTTACCTATAACTAATCATACATTTACGACTTGTGGCTGTTCCTCCGTTGGTTTTAACAACATCATAGGTCGTGCCACTACTCTTGCAGTAATTAAAGGTGCTTATTTTCTTCGTCACCACCATCATATATGACGTTTTACTGCTTTCCACGTTCCGATAATTCTATCTTTGCATATAGCTTTAGGTGCTGTGCTATGAGCCTGTTAGCTTGATAGTGCCTGTAACACTATATGGTCTTTCATAACGCGTATTTTTACTTAACCACACTATTTATCAATAAAGATATATACACATTTCTATGTATCCGGTTTAAAGACCCGTACATTCGCAAGTTCGTCAGTTCTTATTCAGAACATTCTCACCATAGCTATTTTGTAGACCCCCGGCATATAGGCAGCATATCCCACCTCTGGGACACTTTCCACAGCTTTGCCTGTTTGGGCTGCTCTCTGCCGACTTCACCGAGCTTCTGAACATCTGCCTTTTGAGCAGAGCCAGTCGGAGTATCAGGGGGAGCGTTTCAGGACGTTACTCCTTCATTCCACTCGCTTGAATTATCAGTTCTCCTAATATTCAAACTGTTACGTTCTTTTATTAGTGCCTAACCTTTTCAGTTAGGAACGTGTCGCACAGGCGTACCCGTCGGCATAGAAGTTTTTAGGCTCACCGTTCGGGTCAAGTGACAGCGACACAGCACCCGGCATGGGTACAGGTTTTTCAAAGGTCGCTGTTCCGTCAGTGTTCAATTTTACAATGGCATAATGCACATTGCATATATTGAATTTGACCTTATTCTTTTTCTTATTCGGCATTGCAAATTCCCCCAATCTCATAAGAATACATCACCTCGTAGAGCTTTTCGCTGTCGATCCATACCTCGGATTTGTTGTAAAAGATATTGTGCCTGTCAAGGACTTCTTCCACTTTCAGTTCAAGCTCCGTATTTTTGTAATCGGTGTACAATTCGATGTGTACATCATTTATTTTGTAATAGACCCTGCCGTCTGCCGCGAAGTTATCACTGCCCGGCAGGAGATAACAGATAAAAGGTGGGTTCGGACTTTCGCCCTCGGCAAAGTGATCGTAAGCATAAGGCAGTCCGATCTCGTTCAGTATTGATATTAGTTCATCCATAACATCACCCTTTCAATGCTTTTTCTATTGCCTTTTCAAGTGCGTTGATGCCGTTTTCTTCGGCAGGTGCGATATGCGGCTGGGCTTTGGTTCTTCCACCGCCACGCTTTGCGTGTCCGAATTCCAAAAGATGAGCAAGCTGATATCTGTTTTTTGAATGAACAGTAACCTCTAACTTCTCAGCCGACTCCCTTGTTGTCTTTACAGCCCAGCTTTTCGCATACGCTCCTGTTTCCTTCGGAGCAGTTGATTGTATTTCCTTGCGGACATCGTTTCCTGCTTTTTTAACGGCTTTCTTCATATCGGCTGTTGCGAGTTTGGAATACTCCGTCAGCCCCTTCATAACTTCTTCGGCAAGGTCATCAATTTTTACTGTTTTTCCCACGCTATCGCCTTGCCTTCCTGCACCTGAATTTAATGCACTTCTTTTTGTAGTTCATATGGTCGATTGCGATAATATCATAGATTTCGTTTTTGAACATTATGCGGTAACCTGTGGTGCTGACAGTCGCCGTAAGGGCGCACCAACGGACAGTAAAGGAAACATCCGTATTTTCTACCGTTGTCCCCACAACGGCCGTTTCTTTGCCGCTTTCGCCGCCGACAGTCGCATAGCAGGAGAATTCGTCATTCCAACTGCTCATGTGGTTGCCGATATGGTCGGTAAGTATTACATTTCTCTGAAAGGTTATCCTTTCGTTAAGCAAAGAAATCTGCATTAAAATTCCTCCTTCCTGCTGCCGAAAAGCAAGGCTCTGAGGGAAATTGTCAGAGCCTTGTAATCGGCTTCTTCTCTGTGTTCGTAAAAATAGGCGATGGCATACAGCACTGCTATTTTTGCGTTTTTTGCTGTCTTTAATATCGTTCTGTCCTCCGTGCGGAGAATGTCAAGGCAAAGTGCCTCCGCAGCAGAAATATAGCTGCGGATAAGCGAATCGTCATCGTTATGATCCACACGAAGAAAGTTTTTTACTTCCTTGACGGATACAGTCATGCCATCACCTCATCAGGGCTTGGTGACTTTTCCAGTCGAACCGATCTTAAGAATCTGTACTGCTTCCGGCAGAACAAGTTTTCCGTCCACTCTTTCTTTCGCAACAAAGCCGACCATATCATTTCCGGCGAAAAGCTCTGTCAGCTTTTTGAAGGAACGAGTGCCTCTGTCGCCGATGTTGTAGTAGCTATAGTCACCAAAGGAGATCATATTTGTGGGAGCGTACTCGGATGTATAGACAGGATAGCCTGCCAGTCTTTCCGGCTCACCATCCTTAAAGGACTGCTGCCACAGATACTGACCCTCGGAATCCTTAAGGGTGCGGACGCTTGCCAGAATCTTATCGTTCATAATGAATGCAGCCTTTTTACGATACGGACGCTTGAGGGCATAGACAAGGTTGATAATGTCATCACCCTTAAGCGAGGTAGTCGTGCCGGAAATAACACCGCCGCCTGTTGCTGCAAAAATGCCTGTAGGTCTGCCTCTGCCGTTACCGTTAAGGAAAGCATCCTCTTCGGCGTTTGCGAGAGCCTTACCAAACTGTGTGATTATGTAGTTTTCAAGACCGAATGAGTTGTCATACAGAAGCTCCTCAGTCACCTTTATTGCAACATGGAGCTTATGAGCATCGAGGAGTATCTGGTCAAAGGTCGCATCACCCCATACAAGAGGTTCACCCTCATCAATCCACGATGCCGCAGGCTTGGTCGCAGCAACATTGATCTTATGATCTCCGCTTGTTTTGATTTTCGTTCCGAGAGTACGCATAATATTTTCACCGTTCAGCACATCGATTATTCTCTTGTCATATTCCTCCGGCACAAGGTAGCCGCCGTCTGCGTCTGAGCCCTCACGAAGAACATTGGAAACATCCGCAAAGTTACTGCGGAGCGCTCCGAGCATAGCTTTTCTGTATTCCTCGCTTGCTCTGGCCGTGCCGCTAATTTCACCCTTAAAGGGCTTTGAGGTAAGCGGAGTGTTTATCGGCTTGTTCAGCTCCTGCTCCAAAGCGTCCTCTCTCTGCATACGGCTGATCTCACGAGAGATATCCTGTATTTCCTTTTCCATCTGCTCGTACTCCGCATAGTCTGCATCGTTGAGCGTGTTGTTTTCATTCTTGTGGGCAGCCGCAAAAGCACGGGCTGCCTCGATTGCCTTATTTCTTTTTTCGATCATCTGCATAATAGTCATAGTCAGATTCCTCCTTATTTCATCAGTTCATTAACTCTGTCCTGAACATCACTGTAGTTATATCCGGCAACAGTCAGTTTTTTCCTTCGTTCCTCACCGTTACCCCACTTGCCGCAAATAACCTCGTGTGCAAGCTCGTCAACAGATTTTTTGTTCTGTACCTTGCCGGAAAGTATTTCATTTACTCTGTTCTGAACGGCAGAATAATCATATCCGGCAGCGGTCAGCTTTGCCTTGCTCACATCTCCGGCAGACCATTTTCCTGCGATTACTTCCTTTGCAAGCTCATCAACGGTTTTCTTTGCTGTTTTTATTTTCTGTGAAGAAGTTCCGGTTGATGTACTTTCCTTCCACTTGGGTCTGAAAAACGCATATACACTGCTGTCATTCAGATACCTTGTCTTGCGTTTGAAGGTTGAATTGCAAGCCCAGTTATCACCCCAGCCCTCAACATTTCCTTCAAGGGTAGTCAGTGTGTTGCCGCTTACTGCCTCAACAATTCCCACATGAGAAGCGGAATATTTGTCGATAGGATTAAGGCTCGAATAACGGAACATGATAATATCGCCCGGCTGTACTGCCTGTGAATATTTCAGAAACCATGTACCGTATTTGCCGTCACCGTACCTGCCTTCATCGGATGCAAAGGAATGCACACCGCTTGTGTACTTTCCGATAAAACCGCAGTCCTTCATAATTGCGGATACGGCAAAGGCACACCAGTCGTATACTGCATCAAGAGCAAGTTTTGTTTTACAGACGAAATAACCGTCTTTGCCTATATAGCTCCTCGCTGTATTCAAGAATTTCTCTCTGTCAGTCATAGTCAGATTCCTCCCTTAAATGAATTTTTGAATTGTATCCAGACGGTCAAATATCTCAGCGACAGAATGACCGTTTGTTTCTGTATTTTTCTTTGTCAGCTTATTAAGCAGACTTGCATTGACCGCCTTGCGGGAAAACAAAAAAGAGGTCGCATTCTTCTGCTCCTCTTCATCCTCGTTAGGTGTATTTTCTTGATTGGTTTCGTCATCTTCCTGCTCATCTTCTTCGGCAGACTTATCGTTTTTCTTTCCGAAAATATCGTCTGCAAAGCCAAGCTCCATAGCCTTATGAGCTGACATCCATGTTTCCGCCTCCATCAGCTTTGACAGCTTCGCTCTCGACAAGCCTGTTTTCATCTGATACGCATTGATGATGCTTTCCTTTACTTCGGCAAGCATATCAATGGCTTTCTGCATTTCGTTATGATCTCCGAAAGCGATTGTCGCCGGGTTATGAACCATCATCATAGAGGTAGGCGACATTAAAACAGTATCTCCTGCCATTGCGATAACAGATGCTGCACTTGCCGCAATAGCATCTATTTTCACAGTGACCTTGCCGGGATAATCGGACAGCATATTATATATCTGTGCTGCCGCCACACAATCTCCGCCCGGAGAATTGATGTAAACCGTAATGTCACCGTTGTCGGAAAGCAGCTCGTCTTTGAACATCTTAGGTGTCACATCGTCATCGTACCACGATTCGCTTGCTATTGTCCCACGCAGTTCAAGCACCCTCTCCGTGCTCTCGGTGTTATCCTGATTGATAACCTTTTGCTTTTTCCATTTCCAGAATTTATTCATATTCAGCCTCCTTCTGATATGCCGTTATTGTTTTGTTCGTAAGCCGCACCTGCTTGTTTCAGGGGCAGCATATTGCCGTTGATAAGGTACAGGTTGCCGCCCTCCTCATCAGGTATCATATCCTGATTTTCTAAGGCACGGATATCGTTTGCCGACATCCAGCCGTTCTGTCGTGCCGTTGCGTAACCGTTCATTCTGCTCTGATAGTCGCCGCGCAGAAGTCCATCAACATTGAATTTAAAAAATAACTGCCGTTTTTCTTCATCATTAAAAACGCACCGTGAAAGGCTCTGCTCCCATCTGGTCACCCACGGAGCAAGCGTGTATTTGACGAATTCAAGCGACATATTTTCAATATTTGAAAAGGTACTGCGTTCCAGATCACCAACCATGTGCGGAGGTACGCGAAATATACGGGCTATTTCATCTATCTGAAACTTCCTTGTCTCCAAGAATTGTGCTTCATTCGGAGAAATAGAAATAGGGGTATATTTCATACCCTCCTCCAAAATAGCGACCTTGTGGTTATTCTCTCCGCCGAAGCCTTTATTCCAGCTTTCACGAACACGCTCCGGCTCTTTGACTGTTCCGGGATATTCAAGAATACCGCTTGGTGTAGCACCGTTTGCAAAAAACTTACTGCCGTATTCCTCTGTGGCAATAGCCAAGCCGATAGCGTTCTTTGCCATAGCAATAGGGCTGTAACCGATAAGTCCGTCAAAGCCGAGTCCGGGGATATGCAGCACCTCACTCGGTGACAGTTTTACCGTAGAGGCTTTATTTATCGGCGCATCCTCCTGACTGACCATATATTCATAGACAATATTTCCGTGTTCGTCACGGTCAACATTCATTCTGTCAGGCATCAGAGGATACAAGGCTAAAACCTCGCCCTTGCCGTTACGGATGATCTGTGCGTAGGCGTTGCCCCACAGCAAAAGGTGCGTCATTAGTGTCTCTCTGAAAACAAAAGAAGTCATTTCGGGGTTTGGCTCGTCATGAAGAAGAAAATAAAGCAAGTGTTCAGTAGCCTTTTCCGTGCCTGTGTCGGTGTATTTATATAAATGCAGCGGCAGGCTTGCAACAGCTTCTGACAGTATTCTCACACAGGAATACACCGCCGTTATCTGCATTGCAGACCGTTCATTAACTGCTTTTCCGCTTGCTGATGAACCGAGCAGAAAGCTGTATCCGCTGCCTGCTGTAGCATTCCGGGGTGCATCTCTGCTCCTGAAAATACGGCTTAAAATTCCCATTAAAAATCCCTCCTATATAAACAAAATCCCACGCTGATCATAAACGCTTTCGGTATTAACATTGCCGCATCTGACAGCGCGGTCGAGTGCCATTATCGTTGCGATCGCACCGTCTATCTTTTCAGTAGATTTTTCCTTGTCAGCTTTAATGTTTCCTGCCGGGTCAGTTCGGATGAAAATATTATCCATCATCCAACGCAAAACAGGGTGACCGCCGTGAGCGATTCTCTGCTCCAGCGTCAGCTTCATAAGCTCCTTTGTCGGTGGCGACATACTCGCAAAACCCTGTCCGAAAGGAACAACAGTAAATCCCATACCCTCAAGGTTCTGCACCATCTGCACAGCACCCCAGCGATCAAAGGCTATCTCACGGATATTAAAGCGTTCGCCCAGTCTTTCAATGAATTTTTCTATGTATCCGTAATGAACAACATTTCCTTCCGTTGTTTCCAGAAAGCCTTGTCGTTCCCAGATATCGTAGGGAACATGATCTCGCTTGACACGCAGGTCAATATTATCTTCGGGAATCCAAAAATAGGGCAGGACATAATATTTATCATCCTCGTCAGTTGGCGGAAAAACAAGCACAAAAGCCGTAATATCGGTAGTGCTTGACAGGTCAAGACCGCCGTAGCAAACTCTACCTTCAAGCTCCTCAAGATTAACCGCAAACGCGCATTTATCCCACTTTTCCATCGGCATCCATCGGACAGCCTGCTTTACCCATTGATTAAGTCTGAGCTGCCGGAATGCGTTTTCTTCTCCCGGATTCTGCTGTGCCGAATTGCAGGCGGCTTGCACCTTATCCATCCCTATCGTTATTCCGAGTGAAGGATTAGCCTTTTTCCACACCTTAGGATCAGTCCAGTCCTCATGCTCCTCCGCACCATAAATGCAGGGATAGAAGGTAGGATCAACCTTGTGCCCTGAAATAATATCCATAGCCTTTTGATGAAGCTCATAGCAAATGGAGTGCGTATCGTTTCCGGCAGTTGTAATGATGAAATGGAGAGGATTTTTTCTTGCATCTGATGTTCCTTTCGTCATCATGTCAAAAAACTTCCTGTCTTTTTGCACCCACAGTTCATCGAAAATAAGTGCCGAAACATTTACACCTGACTTACCAGCAACATCAGCAGATAGAGCCTTATATGTGCTGTTGGTCGGTGTGAAATGTATTGTTTTCCTGCTCGGTCTAATATCGCAGCGCTTTCGTAGGGCGGGACAGAGCCGCACCATATCGCAGGAAACATCAAAAACAAGAGAAGCCTGATCTCTGTCAGCAGCACAACCGTAAACCTCGGCTCTCTGCTCGCCATCGGCACACAGCATATACAGTGCAACAGCGGCGGCAAGTTCGCTATTATGTGTCGGCAAAAAAGAACGCCCCACCAAGTACTGATGAGACGGTGAATCAACCTGAATACACTGCATTCCATGATTTTCTATCGCTTCGATTTTGTCTATATAGCGGTAATGACTTCTTGTTGTCGGATTTCTTTGCACTCTGTTTTTCAGTTTTCTTTCCAGCCCGGCAACAGGCATATCATCAAAAGCTGTATATTTTACAGCGTATATTGTTTCACCTGTTGCAACTCTGCCGCATTGCTGACTTGGCATATTCCAATCAACACGCTGCGTAGATATCGAAGTAGAGATCGCATTTTTAATTCCTAAGCTCCACAGCAGCTCACTGACGCTTTCCGATAGTGCTTTTTCTGTTGAAGTGTAAACAGCTTGACCTTTGAGATCGTTAATGTTCCCATCGGAATCCATCAGCCCCTGCAATAAGCGATAACGCTGTTCTTTGGATGAATGCAGATATTCAGTCGGTATAACCTTGTCATGAAAAGATCGGAGAAGTATATGCTTCAAATCCTTAATTCTGAAAATAACACTGTCTCCAACATTCTGCCACGCATTTTCTACTTTATGATGCGGCATAATGTTTCCGAGAACGGAAGGAATATCACTCGTTTTTACTGTGATTTCAGGCTTTACTGCATTGCCGTTGCCGAGCCAATATCCCATAAGATAAGGTTCTATCGGCAGATCAGCTTTCGGATAATCAACACACCCTGCAACAGGTATTCTGAATCTATATGAATTCCCATCCTTCGGAATACTTAAAAGCTCTCTTGTTGTCAGTATAATGCTTTTTCTTTTTCCGTGAGTATATTCTCCGAACCATTGATGATGCTCTCCGGCTTCAACAACAGCACCGTCTTTGAAAGTAATTCTGTATGCCTGTTCGCTGAAATCAAGCTGACTTTTCGCAACAACATGACATATACATCCATTGTCATCAAAAAGCTCATCACCGACTTTTATTTCTCCCATAGTTGTATAACCGTTGGGAGTAGGTATAAGCGTATTAAGTGATAACTGTTTGCCGGACTTCTTGCTGATTTCGATATACGCTGTATTGAATTGTCTGTACCCGTCAGCACGGATAGTTCCGAAAATATCACGGATTATTCTTTCCTGCCAGTCGATAAGCTCAAAAGGCTGATTAAAAAATTCTCCCTTTGTGTGCCGCAGCTGCTCAATAAAGCTGACCGCATAATCGGCGGCAACCTTATCGTAATATGATCCCTTTGCCATAAATTCAGTAGGCGTGTATTTTTTTAGTTTTCTCAATGTTCCACCTCCCGTCAAGCCGGCGAGCCGCCGGAGCCGTTTGGCTGTCCTGCGATAGCCTCCTGACTAAGTTTCATTATTTCTGAAAGATCCATATCCTTTCACCCCCAAACAAAAACAGCCGCATCTCTGCGACTGTCAAAAAGTATTTATATAAACGAGAAACACACCTCATCGGTGTGCCCTCGGAGTTTTCAGAATTGTCCGTCAATGTAATCGTATTCAGCCTTTAGCCTTTTATATTCCTGTGCAAGGCACTGTCTGCGGTATCCGTTTTTGCAGGCTTTGCCTTCGCTGTAAATGCGGTCAAGCTCCTTTTTCCTTCGCTCCAGAACCTCCTTTTCGCTCCCGGAAAGGGCATCAAGCACGTCTTTTTCAAATCTGTTCATTGGTTTTTCCTCCGCTTATCAGTCTGTCCATCTTCCTGCAAATCTCGTCAAGCCTGTTGTTTATCGCCCGGCAGGTTCTTTCGTTCCGGCTGTAACCGAGCCGCTCGTGCAGCTCGTTGTATTCCTTTTGAAGCCTTGCAAGCTCGGTTCTCTCTTTGTTTGTCATTGTCGTTCCCCCCTCAGAAAAGGTCGCCGTTAAGGTACATGTCCTCGATGTCCTCTCTCGTTACCCTTATGCCGTCGCTCTCCATGTCGTTTACGATGTCCTGAATTTCAACCGGGTCGAGGTCGTATTTCTTTGCGATCTCCTTGATTTCCTTTTTGGTTATCTTACGTGCTCTTTTCATGGTAGTTACCTCCGTTTGTTTTTGTAGGGTTGTTTCCTTGTTGTGTACACATATTAACTCTTTCGGGTGTACTTATCAATACGATTACTACACAATCATCCGGGCGGGTAATTGTGTAGTAGTGTGTATTATATCAAATCTTTATGTGTCCGTAGAGGTCAGCTTCGCTGCGATAAAGGCTGCGGCCGTCACTCAGTGTTTTTACAAAACGGTAGGTCTTTTCGGTGCAGAGGTTTTCAAAATGGCTTGTGGTCTTTCTGCCGAAGGTGCTGGTGCTTTCCGTCAGGCGAACCCTTATGCTCTTTTTGTTCACCTTAATTATCTCGCCTTGCCATGTAGTGCTCTGTATCAGAAGCCCTATGCAGCTGCCCTTGTATGCTTCTACCTTCATTCCGATCTGTGCGTTTGTCATATTACTCAACCTCCGTTTTATTTTTGTAGCTGTATATTAACTCTTTCGGAGGTACTTATCAATACCACTATCACACAATCATTTCGGGCTGATCTTGGCGGTAAATTGTGTATATATGAGGAGAAAACCGCCCTTTTCCGGGCGGCGGTCAGGCTCAGTTTACGCTGAACCTGATCCCCTGAATCTCTGTTTCTCCCCAGAATTCTTTTCTTATTCTTGTGTAAAGCCCTGTCATGGTGCAGCCTTCGGCGGCAAGCTGGTGAATGTTCTCCATCAGGGCGGTACTTTTACCTGTGTAGGCGAACTCCTTAATGCCTGCCTTGCGGAGGGTGTCAACAAAATCCGCAACCTCTCTGTCCCAAAGGAGATCCGAAAACTCGAACTCGTCTGCGCCGCTTTCGATGCTGCCCGCCCATGCTCTGTAGGCTTTGTTTGCGCCGTCTGTGAAGGGAAAGGAAATGTCCTTGTTCTCTGCTATCCAGTTGCTGTATTCCTCGCTGCAGTAGCCGTAGGTCTTTTCAATCTCCCTGCGCTGCTCCAGTCTTGCTCTGCGTTCGTCATCCCAGGCGTGTCCGACTTTTTTCATTTCCTCGAAAAATGCGTTTTCTCTTTTCATGGTGGTGTACCTCCGTTTGTTTTTTTGTAAGGGTTGTTTTCCTTTCGGTGTGTACATATTAACTCTTTCAGGTGTACTTATCAATACCACTATCACACAATCATCCGGCAGGGTAATTGTGTAATAGTGGTGATAATTTCGTATTCGATTTTCAGAGGTCATGATTAAAAAATGCCGCACGGAGTGGTATAATCAGGTTATAATTTTCTGTCCACATTGCGGTGGATTATTTCAATTATCTTTTCTATCTCCTCATCGCTGATACCGATATCCTGCAAACTTTCCCTCGTTCCGCAGTCGCTGCAAATAGGGGTCTCATTATCTGTCCTTGATATTGCCGGGTGTCCTCGATAGGCGGTGCCGCAAATCGGGCAAGTCCTTATTTTAATCTCAGTTGTTTCCATAGTATTTTCTTCATCCTTTCTACCGTTCTGGTAAGTATCTTCGTGTCAAAACCGAAATCCCTGTAGCCCTTCATGCAGGTGGTGAGGTAATAGTTTGTCGGCAGTCCGACTCTGCGGCCTTCTGTCATTACATAAGCAAAACATCTCAGTTCCTTTGTTGTCTCTTCGTCAAGCAGCCTGACCTTGAGGGTGTAATCGTACTTGAAATAAAATCTCGGATAGCCCTCGTAGCGGTCGAGTGCTTCTTCATCCTCAGGGGTAACTTCCCAGACTGCAACCGGAACCTTGCTGCCGATCTTCGGCTCGATTGTCAGGTAGTATCCTGAACCGCTGCCTCTGAAATAAAGGATATTGTGTTCCAGCATCGCTGTTCCGATAGGCTTTGCTCCGGGGCATCTTCTCATCATCTGCTCCACATTCAGGTTGCTGCCGTAGGCAATGTAATAGCGTTTTTCTTTGCTCATTTTTAGTTCATCCTTTCCGAAAGGTGAGGATTTCTGTTTGGATAAGTAACACCCTTCTATCACCTTAAGACCGCTGTCCGCAGCGGTCGGGGTGTTGGGTGGCAGGAGGCTGTTCCTTATGCTCTGCCGAATCTGAATGCTGTGTCGCCTTCAAGGTTTCTTGTTAAAATGTCCCTTGCTGTAGCGAACTCCTCTCCGATGAATCCGAGCCTTAAAAGCCAGGTTCTCATTGCGAATTTCGGATTCTCTTTCTGCTGTTCCTTGGGGCTTGCCGTTCTGACCTCCTTGGCCATCTCGCTGAGTGCAAGGCAAAGCTGAATGTAGCTCTTAAGCTGTCCTGCGTGAAGTCCGTTCTGCTTGCCGCCGCTCGGTGCATCGAATTGGAAAAGTCTGAATTCAACCGTTCCTTTTGTAAAGGTTGCGTGGAGGTTGAGCATGTGGTAGCGGCTCTCATTGTAGTGCTGGCTTCTGCCGTAATCCGCTCCGTTGCCCTGGTACCAGATGTCTGCAAGCTGGCTCATGGTCCGCGGCTTTTTGCTGTTGAGCTTTGCAAGGAAATTCGGATTGACTGTTCTGCAGTAGCGGTTCATTCTGCCTTCGTTGATTTTCAGGGCTGTTGCGATCAGGCGTTCGTGTGAGGCCATCAGATTCGCTAAATTTCTGAGGGTCTGTGCTGTGTGACCGTTTGCTCCGATGTGAATGTGTACTCCGCATCCTCTTGTTGCATCGCTTTTTGCTCCTGCTTTGCGGAGCTTTCTGATCAGTTCCTGCAGGGTTTCAATGTCGCCGTAGTGAAGGATCGGGGTTACCAGTTCGCATTTTTCGCTGTCCGGTCCGCTGATGCTGACATCCTTCTGGAATTTCCACTCTCTGCCCTCGGCATCCCATGCTGACCAAGTGCTGTATCCGTTGCGGCTTGCTGTGCTCTGGTATCTTCTTGTTCCGAAGTACTCTGCGGCGGTCTTTGCAGCCTTTTCTCTGGTGATGCTGTTCATCTCTACCTCGACCCCGATCGTCTGCTTCTTCATTTCCTCTATCCGTCTTGCAACCTTAGTATTCATCGTAGTTTCCTCCGTTTTTGTTTTGTTTAGGTTTCCCTTTGTTGTGTGTATATTAACTCTGATCGCACACTATATCAAGCAATATTTGAGATGTATATCCACCAATCATAAGGGCTGTTTTTCGGAGGAAGTTGTGTATATTATGACTGATCACCACTCCTTATCTGTTGCCGCAGAGCCGTTAATTCCTTGAGCAATTCAAAGTTTTTTCCGAATTGCTCCATCAAACTGCGGTAGTTAATATCGGGGTTTCCAACCGGAAGTCGGAACTCATCTGTTACTCCGTCTTTAGAAACTGTAAAGCGGTCAACCGAAACAAAGCGTTTGTTCAAGGTAACTTCAAAGCCGTGTTCTTCAAGCCAGTTGATTGCATATTGCTCTCCTGCAGAAAAGTCCCACTCGTGTTTGTCAAGGTTTGTCATCGTTTTTTGCTCCCTTCAATCCTGTTCATCAGTGCAGTAATTTTTGCCTATTATCAACTTTGCATAGATAGTCGCATAGCGCTCTCTTTCGCTGCCATCGATAGCCTTAAGACCTTCAAGGAAAAAATCCGCAGCTTCTCTTCGGCTATCCCACAGCTTTTCTTCACCGTAGCAAACGGTTGTAACGCTGTCGAGAACAATAAACTCATCCTCGCCCACAATGATACCGAGCGTTCTGCCGTTATCAAATTTCGGATGAATCGTTCCGGCATCGTCCACCATCTGAACCGTACCCCTTGTACCCGGAGGAACAGGGCTGTACGGGTCTTTCATACTGATAAGCTCTATCCTCGTTCCCGGAGGATATTTCTTTTTTATCTGCTCCACTGTATCTCTGTTCGGTATCCTCATTCCCGCTCGCCGTCCCTTCCGGCTTTGAATGCTGACGAGCCGCTGAGATTGCGGAGCAGGATTTTTCTTTCAGCTTTGTACTCAGTGCCGATAAATCCTAATCTTAAGAGAAAACATCTGAAAGCGTATTTTTCGTTATCTACTTCTTTTTCCTTCGCTGTCACTCTTTTCGCATCCTTTGTCATTTTGCAGAATGCCGTGACGAAATGCGTATAAGCCATCGCTTCATCAATGCTGACCTCTCCGAACCAGGGGAAACAAATCGTTTTGCTTTCCTCGTTGATCTCAAAGCCCAGATCATTAACACCAAGTGCCTTTTTTATAAGGCTGCCCTTTGCTTCAAGGAGCTTCGTAAGGTTTCCGACTGCCACGCTTTCCAGCGGCAGTGTTATCGTAAGGTCAATGCTTTCGCACGTTTCCCCCTGTGTGGGCTTGTGTTCGCTTGTTTCAGTTTCTGCGGATACTTCCTCGGCTTCGTTTTCGGCCGCCGTGTCGGGCGATTCTGGGGCGATGTCTGCGGCATTGTCCGTAGCTTCCGGTGCCTTTCCTTCAAAGCCCCTCTGTGCAAGCTGCTCCAGAAGATTTTCGATTTCCTCGCTGTCGGCTCTGTCGTCAAACTCCAAAGCTCCGTCCTTCGTTACCGTAAAGTAGTCGATCTCATAAGCACAGGTCGGCATGAATTTGTAAACCGCTTCTGCTCCGGTTATTTCTGAAATTGCCTTTACCAGTGCTTTTCTTTCGGCTCCTGTTCTGTTGAATTCGATCCTCATTTTGAGTACCTCCTCTTTTTTGGTAAGTACATATATCACTCTTTTTCGCCTGAAAGTCAACAGCAACAGCCGAGATAAAAGGAAATCTACATAGTACACAAATCAGGAGAAAATATGTACATCAACCTGCACACCCTGTTTTTTACAGTTGTCTATGACATACTTCGTACCTTTGGATTTCCCGTCCCAGAAAGCAATAACCACATCTGCATATTCAATGATTTGCAGATTTCTTTTCAGTGGAGCACACCTGCCGTATTTGTTGTATTCCGGCAGAAACTCCGTGAGTTTTATATCATGCGTCAAAGCATAATCCCTCGCACAGGTATCAATGCCCTTTGCACCGCCGGACACTATCTCCGTTGTATCCTCCGGCAGATATTTCCCCAGATTATTTACTGTCAGACCTCGTGAACCAATAACTCCTACTTTCATAAAAGAGCCCTCCAATTTTATAGATATACGGTATATTCACTTTTAACATTTTAACACATAAAGCGGCTAAAATGAACACATAATATATCCAAATAAGAGGTGTTCTTTTATGGCAGTCAAGAGTGTATCAATCAGAATCGAACAGGAAATGCTTGATAAGATCGGCTATATTGCTGACTATCAGGGTCGTTCCGTAAACAGTCATATCCTTGTTTTGATAAGAAACGAAATTGAAGACTTTGAAAAAGAGCATGGTGCGATCACAGGGGATATTGACCCTGCTGAAAATGTCAAGCCTACAAGGAAGAATTGATTATTCGCTTTCAGCCGCATAATAAGCTATACCGGCAAGCACGAAAAACACGACCGGAAGTGAGACACCGTTGCCCCACATTTTATATTCCGCTGAATCGCTGTGGGGATTTTGCAGCCATTTGCGTATCTGATTATCCGTTTTCGGCTTTGTTTTCTTTCCCATCGCTTCATCGTACTCTCTGAAAATCTCCCTCCATTTTGCTATCTCTTCATCGGTAGGGTCATCCGATGCAAGATCACTGCACCACCAGTCAGGAAAGCCCTGCAGCCTTGCACATTCAGTCGGAGTGAGCCTTCGCACAATGTATTCCATTTCATCATCAGTATCATTAACGGTGGGCGGATCTTTATAGTCGCTTGCCACAAGTGTATCTGCAAGCTCCTCCGATGCTTTTGTATGGAAGGATGATTTACTGGTGCAGTAGGTCGGGTGAGCGACAGCCCCCGGACCTTTGGCTACTATTGTCGGCTCTACCTCTTCCTGAATGGAAATAGCGTATTGTGCGTTCTGGTCTCGCCTGCCGGCTCGGTCGGTGCTTCTGCCTTCGGCAGAGGTGTCCACCGGACACCCGCACCCCATATTATAAGTGGCTCTGTCAATACCGTAAGCCACACCGTGTTGTTCAGTCGTATTCAGTGTATAACCGACACCTTCTTCGGAATAACCGTTTCCGTGATGGGACGGTCTTGTCCCATTGCCTTCTATCGCCACAACGGCAATGCC